GCCTAATCCACCGAAGCCTGCTGAGTTGGCGATGTTGCAGGGTAATCCGCGCCAGCACAAAATTAAAACGAATGATGCGATTGCGCCTATGGAATATGGCTATGTTGAGCCGCCGTCTGATTTGCGTGAGTCTGGCTTGGAGTTGTGGAACAAGATTTTTGGTGCTGGCGAGTTGTGGATTTCTATTCGCACTGACACACAACTTGTGGCTCAGGTGTGCCGGCAGATGGATCGGCGCGATGAGTTGTCGAGGCGCTTTTGGGATGAGCCTGAGTCGCGCGTGGTGAACATGAGTTTGCTCGAGACTGAGAAGGCTGTGGTGAATGGTTTGAGCTTGCTTGGCTTTACGCCGGCTGACCGTACTCGGCTTGGTTTGGTGTCTGCTCGCACCAAGTCGAAGTTGCAAGAGTTGATGGATGCGAAGGCTCGCGGTGAGTAGTTGGCCACCGTTGTTTTTGACACCTGTTGAGCCGGGTGCGCTTGCGCGTTCTGATGGTCGGTATGCGGCGCAGTTTGCTGAGGCGTTTGGTTCGATTGGTAAGGATGGCATTGCGGGTCGAGCCGGTAGTGCGCTTGAGCTTCGCGCCTGGCAGAAGTCTTTGCTTGAGCATCTTTATGCCCGTGATGAGGCTGGCGGTTATGTTTCACGCACCGCGCTGATTGGGATGCCGAGAAAGAATGGTAAGAGTGCGTTGTCATCGGCGGCGATTGCACTTTATTCGCTGATCGCTGAGGGTGTGCAGGGTGCCGAGATTATTGTGGCTGCCGCTGAGAAGGAACAGGCGCGCATTGTGTTTGGTGAGGCCCGGCGCATGGTCGAGACTTCTGAGCTGGCGGATGAGGTGACGCTGTATCGGGACTCAATTTATGTGCCAGCGTCTAAGTCTGTGTTGCGAGTTGTGTCTGCTGAGGCGTACTCGAAAGAGGGTTTGAACCCGTCGCGGGTCATCATCGATGAGTTGCACGCGCACCGTGATCGGTCATTGTTTGATGTGTTGTCGTTGGCTATGGGTAACCGTGGCAACATTGCACAACTTGTGGCGATTACTACGGCGGGTTTGCGAACGGATGTTAGCGGGCAAGATTCTGTGGCGTATCAGCTTTATCAGTACGGCAAGAAGGTTGCGAGTGGTGAGGTGGTTGATCCGTCATTTTTTATGGCGTGGTGGGAAGCGCCGGCTGAGGCTGACTATAAGAGCCGTGACACTTGGCTTGTTGCTAATCCTGGCTTTGACGATTTGGTTGCGGAGTCGGATTTTGCTTCGGCTGTTTTGCGAACGCCTGAGCATGAGTTTCGCACTAAGCGTTTGAATCAGTGGGTGAATGTGAAGAACGCGTGGTTGCCTGCTGGCGCGTGGGAAGATTTGGCTGACGAGTCTGTCAGGCTCGAGCCGGGTGATGAATACTATTTGGGCTTTGATGGTTCGTGGAAGAACGACAGCACGAGTTTGATTTGTGTGATTATGCCGCGCTTTGAGGGCGATGTGTTTCGGGTGTTTCGCGCCGGATCGTGGGAAAAAGATTTTACGGTGAATGATGATTCGTGGGTGATTGACAAAGAAGAGGTTGCCAATTTTGTCATCGAATTTTTTCAAGAAAATCCCGGTTGTCGTGAAATGGCTTGTGACCCTACATTTTGGCAAAACGAAATGTATCAATGGGAAATGGCAGGGATCACAATTGCCGAAATGCCACAGTCCCTGGCCTATCAGGTACCGGCGACGGCGAAACTGTTTGAGGGCATCATGTCTAAGAAAATCCGGCATGACGGTGACCCGGCTTTGGCGCGGCATCTTGAAAACTGCATCCTAAAAATGGATTCCAAGGGCGGTTCGAGGCTTACAAAGGATTATCGGAACCCGAAACTGAAAATTGACAATGCCGTAGCGTTGATGTTCGCCTACTCGAGGGCATCGGCTAAACTCGAACCCGAGGTTATCCCACAATTTTATTTTTAGGCGGTCAAATGTTTTCAACTATTTTGCAGTTGGTTGGCGTTGCCGTCATCGTTGGCGGCGTTGCCTTGTTGTCCATTCCTGCTGCGGTCATCGCTGGTGGGCTTGCGTTTGTTCTCATCGGTTTGGCGGTTAGTCGGTAATGTTCGAAAACTTGTTCGAGAAGCGCACCATTTCGTTTCAAACTTTGTGGGCTTCGGGTGGTGATTTGCAACCGGCGAACCTTTCGGGCGTGGTGGTCAACGCTGACACCGCGCTAACAATCAATGCTGTGTTCAGTGCAATCAGTTTGTATGCCGACTCAGTTTCGACTCTGCCCATTGACGCATACTTTCGCCGTGATGGTGAGTTGTTGCCGTTTCGAACGACGGGCGGTGTGCCTGCGTGGGTGCAAAACCCTGATGTGGACTTTGTTGGGTACTCGGCTTTCTATTCGTCAGTAATTGTTTCTTTGATGCTCGAGGGAAACGCGTTCGTGCGCGTCTACTCGAACACGAACGGCGAAGTGGTCAACCTTGTTGTGTTGAACCCAACCGATGTTGATGTGAAGCGCAACGGTTTGGGCCGTCTCATTTTCACGATCAAGTCATCAAAAGAAACTTTGAACGCTGATGAGATGATTCATGTCATCGATATTTTGCGACCTGGTGCGGTGCGTGGCATTTCGCGCGTTGAGGTGTTGAAAGAGAATCTGGCGATTGCTAAGGCACTCGAGGGTTTCACCGCCACTTTCTTTGGTTCGGGCGTAAACATGGCTGGAATTATCGAAGTGCCGCAACAGCTGACGCAAGAGCAGGCTGAGGCGTTGGCGAATGGTGTTGACCGCCGCCACGGTGGTTTCCGCAAGTCTGCAAAGACTGGTGTGCTTACGGGTGGCGCAATGTGGAAGCCAACGGGCATTGATCCGGACAAGGCCGGGCTGATTGAGCAGCGCAAGTTTGCTGTGTTGGATGTTGCGCGCGCGTTTGCTGTGCCACCGTACCTGCTCGGCGTTACCGATGGCGGAATGTCTTACTCGAGTGTCGAGCAACAGGGTTTGCAGTTTGTTTCTATGTCGTTGCGCCCACTTGTGGCAAAGCTTGAAAACAGTTTCTCGAAACTAATGGCCCGCACTCCCGGTGGCGAAAACGCGTTTATTCGTTTCAACATGGATGCGCTTGTTCGCGCCGACCTGTCTGCACGCACCACCGCTTACTCGAGCGCGTTGCAGGCTGGCTGGATGAGCATCAACGATGTGCGCCGGGTCGAGAATCTGCGCCGTGTTGATGACCCGTCAGCAGATAAACCGCGTGTGCCGTTGGCTTCGGTCAACATTGATTCGGCAACGCTTACGGGCGATAAAGAGCGGGTGCAGATGGCGCAAATGCTTGTGGCTGTCGGTTACTCGCCAGAGTCCGTTTCGAAGTATCTTGGCCTTGACATTTCGCACACAGGTTTGCCTTCGTCTCAGCTTCAGCAAATTGCGCAGATTGATCCTGAGAACCCGTCTAGCGCGTATCCGATTGGTGGGAACTAATGCAGGCACCGGGCTACCTTGATTTGGATTGTTACCAGGGCGCAAACTTTGACTACCAGCTCACTTGGGCGGTTGCCGGTTCAGCGGTGAATGTGACGGGTTACTCATCCCGAATGCAGGTGCGTCAGTCGGTTGAGTCTACCGCTGTTGCGCTTTCGCTTGTCTCTGGCACTGGTATCACTTTGGGCGGTACGGCTGGCACTATCGCTTTGGCTGCCGTTGCCACGGCTACTGCCGGTTTGACTGCCGGGCAATATGTTTATGACCTCGAGATGGTTTCGGGTGCAGGCTATGTGACCCGTCTTGTTGAAGGCAATTTTGTTGTTTATGCTGAGGTCACGCGTTGAGCACAACAGTGACGGTGACCGCATCAACGGCGGTCGTGACGGTTGCGGAAACTTCTGCCACGGTTAATGTTGTTGGCTCTGATGCGGCAACTGTTTCTGTGGCTGGCGCGGTTGGCCCTAACCCGATTGCTCAACGGTTCACACCAACTTTCAGCGCCACGGGTTTGACTTTCACCGGGTCGGGCGCAACCTATCCAACCTATAACTCGTGGTTTGTGAAGCATGGCCAGTTTGTGACTTTCCAAATCGAGGTGCTTTGCACTACGGTCACAAACTTTGGCACAGGCCAATACAAACTTCAGTTGCCGGTTATGCCTTTGGGCGGATCAAACCATTTCTCAGGTTGGATTTGGCGTGACCCATCAATTCCTGCGGATGATGAAAACCACATAATTTTGAATGTGGATACCGTTGGTGTCACAGATGTTCTTGACTTGCATTTTCTTATTGGCGCGACACCACAGCCAAAAGCGATTGTTGAGAAGATTTTTAAACAGGGTGCGGTAGGTTACGACTTGACCACTGTGTCACGCCTTTATGTCAACGGAACTTATATTGCGGAGGCGTGATGGCTGATTTGAGTGCGCCACAGTTTATGCGCGACGCGGCTAAACGCGGTGTGGAGTGGTTTGAGGCGGGGCTTGCCGGTGACGGGGTTACGGCGGGTACGGTGCGTGAGGCGCGCCTGATGGCTTCTGGTGAGGTGTCTGAGGATAAGTGGCGCAGGGTTTCGGCGTGGATTGCCCGGCATCTGGTTGACTTGGATGCGCCGGGGGCTGACCCGGATTCTGAGGATTACCCGACACCGGGTGTTGTTGCCCACGCTTTGTGGGGTTCTATTGGTGGAAAAGAGGGTGCTATGCGTGTGAAAGATTATGCTGACCGGATTGTGTCGGCGGTTGAGGCTGAGTCTCGAAACGAGAACGGCCCGCCAGCGGTCATTACAGATATTGATGACACTTTGTTTGTTGATGGTGTGGTGAATCAGCCGGTGGTTGATTATTTGGATTCGTTTGATGACACTCTGGTGTTTGTTGTTACCGGGCGTTTTGTTGGTGATCGTGACCAGACTGTTGCCGAGCTTGAGGCGGCGGATATTGATTTTGATGAGTTGTTTATGCGCCCGGATGGTGTGACTTCGACAGAGTTCAAACAGTCTGTGGCTGCGCGTCTTTTGGAAACTTACAATGTGATGGTTGCGGTTGAGAATGATGCTGATGCGCGTGAGGCGTATCAGGGGTTAGGCATCACGGCGATTGCGCCTGGTGATGTGCCTTTTGTTGAGGATGAGTCTGATGACACTGAGGGCGAGCCGATGGAATCGAGCTATCGGGCGGGTAAACTTTCCGGCATGAGTAAAGTTGAGACGCGCGAGTTCACCACCACGATTGAGTTGCGTGCTGAGGGTGACGGCAACACTTTTAGTGGTTATGCCGCATTGTTTGATTCGCCCTCTGAGCCGCTTCCGTTCACTGAGGTCATCAAGCGTGGCGCGTTTACTCGTTCGCTCAAGTCTCGTAACGATGTGAAGATGCTTTGGAATCATGACAGTGGCGCGGTGTTGGCTTCGACTCGTTCGGGCACGCTGTCACTTGTTGAGGATGAGCGCGGTTTGAAGGTCACCGCTGTGCTTCCTGATACCACCGCCGGGCGTGACGCTCGAGAACTGATTAGCAAAGGGATTGTTGACGCGATGTCGTTCGGGTTCTCAGTCCCGTCTGGCGGTGATTCTTGGTCGAGTGACGGGAACACGCGCACTCTAAAATCTGTAAGACTCCATGAGGTTAGCGTCGTCGCGTGGCCCGCGTATTCCGCTACTGGTGGCACTGTGAGCGTTCGAGCACTTGACAAGCTGGCGCAGCGCGCCGAGGTTGATGCTGACGCGCTACAAGATGTGTTGACGCGCATTGAGGCTGGTGCTGAGTCGTTGACGGCGGCGGATCGCGCACTGGTTGAGAAGGTTCTTGACCGTCTTGCGCCCGAGGTTGAGGCTGACGAGGTTGTGGGTGACTTGGATTTGTTGGCGTTGAAGAAGAAGAAGCTTGACCTTCTCGAGCGTTTCTAGGTAATCTGTGTAGGCAAGACGCTCGGGGTGCGTGATTCCGGGCGTTTTGCTTTTTTGCGCGTGTTTAGTTATCCGCTAAACGCTTACCGCGTATCCTTTTAGTGATTCAGCGTTAGCGCGGTCACGGTTCAGAGTCAGCTCGGCCACTTCCCTTACAACCTTTTTGATTGGAGTTTATGATGAGTGAGTTCATCAAGTCACAGTCAGAGGTCAAGGCAAACCTCGTTCACCAGATCCGTTCCATCATTGATGGTGCTGAGGCTGAGAAGCGTGGCCTGACCGCTGAAGAAAACCAAACCATTGACCGCATCGAGTCGGCTATTGATGACGCTCAGCGTTCGATTGCTGTTGCTGAGCGCACTGAGGTTCGCCGCGCTGAGGCTGAGCAGGCTGCTGGCGCGTTTGTGCCACAGGCTGTTGAGGCTCGTTCCGAGGCTGACATTTTCCGCGCACTTGCACACGGCGAAATCCGTTCGCACCTGTTCGAGAAGCGTGCAACGCTTGTCAACTCGACTGACACCGTTCCAGTTTCGTTCTACGAGCAACTCTTCATGATTGCACGCAAGGTCGGCCCGTGGCTCGACGCGGCGGATGTCATCGTGCGCGACTCCGGAAACGATCTGCGCATTCCCGTTATGTCGGGTTACTCAACGATTGCCGCAACTTCGGCTGGTTCGGCTATCGCACAGAGCGAACCAACCTTCACGAGCCTGTTGCTCTCGCCTGTCAAGGGTGCTGCACTTGCGCTCATCGCCAACGAACTGTTGGATGACGCCGGGTTTAACATTTCCGGCTCGGTGGCCGAGCAGTTCGGTAACGCAATCGGCACATGGATCAACGGAACGGCAACCACAACGGTTGTTGGCGCTGCTGGTTCGGGTGTTGCGCTTGGCACTTCGGTCATCACGGCTGACGGCCTCATTGACCTCGCGTACAGCATCGACGGCGCATACCGTGGCGCTGCCGCGTACATGGCAGCAGGTAGCACCATTGGTGCTATCCGCAAGCTGAAGGACTCGGCTGGAAACTACCTCTACACTGTCGGTCAGGGTGTCCCTGACACCTTCGCCGGGTTCCCAGTTCTTGAGAACCCTTCGATGTCGGCTGTGGGCAGCGGTGTTAAGTCGGTCCTCTTTGGTGACTACAAGGCGGTCAAGGCAACTCACACGCCGGTTTCGGTCGCCGTGTCGAACGATGCGTATTTCAACCAGGATGTAACTGCGTACCGCGCAAGCGTGCGTTTTGCCGCCGGTTTGGCATCGAGTGGTGCTGTGAAGTACCTCACCACTTCCTAAGTGGCGTAAGAGAGTCCCCTGCCCGTTTGGGTGGGGGATTTTCTTTGCCTAAATATTGGTGAAAAAATCTTTGCAAATAAGTTGCTATTTGTAATACAAACTGTGCTAGATTTATCTTGTAAGCAAAACTCCTCGGAAGGGAAACAAAATGAACATCACCGCAATCGCAAAGCAGATCAAGGC